GTCCAGCCCTAATTCAGATTCTTTAAAAAGTAATCCGTTAGTAGAGTCCTCCTGGCTACTAAACCTAAGAACTTTAAGTTTCATTATACTGACGCTACAAATACTTCTACATCACAAGCTGCTACTGTTGCCTCAGCATACGCTATAAACGCTGCGTTATGAGAAACCGCCCCTTGTGCTATATCTGCACTAGCAATCGCATCAAAACTTACACCACCCATAATGAAAGACTTACCTGCTTCAAGTTTTATAACCATAGTATCTGTACCAAAAACCTTTATATTAACATAATTAGTGTCATCTAGGTTAGTGAATCTGATATACTTTACATTAGCGGCAGTTAAAGAACCTTGTCCTGTTGTCCCAAGTTGAAGTATAGCAGTAAAAGCAGAAATTGGAACTTCTACAACTCTGTTATAAACTTCATCAATACTCCCTATAGTTAAGGTGTTTGTGTTGCCATAAGACTGTCCATTAAGAGTAACGCTATCTGTGATAGTTACTGTTAAATTTGCATCTGTTACTGTTGTTGCCATTTTTTATTATTTATTATTATTAATTATTAATTTTTATTCTATTTCTGGTGGTTCTAGTGTCCATTCTGCCCCACTTAAAATATTAAGTATTTCACTATGAGTATATTGTGTTTTCCCATCTAAAAAACTTGGCGTATCTCCAATAAATTTTACTAAGGTTTGCGTTTCATCAAGCGAATATCTTAAAGTATCTGCTGATGTTTCCATTACTTCTGAGAAATCAACTGAACTCACTTCTGAAGCATCTATTATTACATATTTTCTATTTTCGTATGCCATTGTTATTTATTTTTATTTTAATCACCAGATGGTACATCTTCTACTATATCCTCCTCTGCCATATTTGTCATTGTGCCATCATTACTATTTGAACTCTCATCTAGAATAGTAGGATAGGTAGCTCCGTCCCCCATTCTCCAATAACCTACCAAGTTGCCGTCTTCAGATAAATCAGTTGGAACACCACTATTATAAATTGCAGATATGTCGCTTGAATCTAACGCTGCATCAAATATTGCAACTTCGTCCACATGTCCGTCCGTTGGATATGTAGTGGTCCACCTTGCTCCAATAGCCAAACTAGACGCAGCATCATTGATAGTAACTTGACTTCCCAATCCTGTACCTACTGCCGTTCCATCTAAATATATATCTGTTCCACCACTATTGTGAACAGCAGCTAGGTGATACCAAGTGTCCGCATTAAAAGTAATAGCTCCAGTGTCGTTTACAGCACCGTTATTTAATCTTAAATAGGCATAAATGTAATCCTCACTATTTCCAATATATAGTTCATAAGCATTATCTTTTGAAACTATTACATACCTTCCAGAAGAGCCAGGAAGTGAATCTAACTTCACCCACGCAGATATTGTAAACGTATTGCTACCGTCTAAAATAGTAACATCTCCCATAATTAGACGGTCATCTGCCCCATCAAAATCTAAGGAAATTGTATTGGTAAAAGGCTCGACTGCCCCAAAACTATATGGATTTGTTAGTATTCCCATTATGTTTGAGTTCCTATTAAAGTAACCTTTAATCCTACCCCTGCAACGTCAGTACCAACAGTATCTATATCTATAGTAATCTCACTATCATCTGCTAATGTAGAATCACTTATTACAGCAGGAGTTGCTGCTGTTGTAGAGGTTGTTTCTGAAGCATCTATTGTTAATTTTGTAGAAAGTATAGTTGAGCCTCCTTCATTTATATCAACAGTCAAAAGGTCTTCGTCATCTTTTAATGATACATTATTTATCCAAAAACTTTCAGTGTCTGCAAGAGGACTTGTACCAAATCCTATATATAATCTTTGATTTGCGGTAGATGTCGTAAATATAAATTCGTAATCTTGAAAACTACTTGTTAAATTAGGATTACTAATAGTCGTAAATGTAGGACCTTCTCCAATATATGCAAAATTAAAAGAGGCAGCACTATCTGTTTTTGCAGAAAATTCAAGCTTATAAGTTGTTGCTGCTGCAGTAGGAATATCTCCACCACTCATAGTAAACCCTGTTGAACCACCACCTGTATTATCATCAGTCCATTTTCCCGCTTGTAAAGAACTATCCCAACTTAAAACACCTCTAAATTGCCCCCAATCTCCTGTTCCAGTAGCAAAAGTGCTATTATCACCAGTAACTACATTATCACCTCCGTCTCCAGAGGGAGCTGTAGTTACACTTGCCCTAACCTCAGTTAGTGTAAAAGCGTAGGGCATACGAAAAGTAGTTTTTGCAGCACCAGTTGTTAAAGCTGTAGTTTCATCTGAACAGGCTATTATAAATGATTCGGTTTGTTTTGGTATTATTTGCCAACTACAAGTATTATCTCCATCTACTCTTAAAAATTTAGTTGTTCCTGTTACCCCTGTTGAAGCCACCTCAGTCCCCTCTACATTACAAGTTATAGTAGCAGAATAATCTCCGCTTGTTGTATTTGTTTCACTCTCAATAGAAATTCCTGTGCCTCCTGTTAAATCCACTCCAGTCATATCTCCAGTGGCAGCAGCTAAGGCCGCTTTAGTAATCCATTCCATATTACCAGAAGCATCTGTTGTTAAAACCTCGCTTACTACTTCGGTGTCTGTAGCTACAAAACCAAAAGAAGTGGAGTTATCTGAATCATAAGGATGGGTCGCTGAGGCCATACCTGTAATAGTAACAATCCCAACAGCACCAACAGAATCATCACTAGATGAAAAGTCTCCATGTCCATTAATCGCTGTATGCAAGTAACCAGCCAACTGTACTGCTGTTGAATTATTCCCTGTGGCTGTAGCATTTACCTGTATTACCCCACCATATCCTGCTGGGGTTGAAAAAGCAGCAACAGATGTTATATCAAAATATACAGCATACTTTGTTGCATCATTACTATTATATAAAGCGAAATACTTGTGATGTAATCTGCCTTCAACATCCGCAATAGTGGTTACTGCAACCGAGCTTGTGTAATTACACTTCACCCAATCTACACTCCCCGAACTGTCTTTAGCAGAGACACTTCTCGGCCTAGCAGGGGCAAATCCCTTTGCATTATGTATTTGTGAATCTTCTAAATTATTATGATACTTCATATTAATATGTTATTAATCCATGTCTTTTACTTACAGTGCCACCACTACTACAACTACTACAGCACCCACATCCTCCCCATTCTGGATATAAAGTTGAGTTGTCATCTAAATACAAGTGCATTTTCTTTTTAAATGTTTCTGCTTTTTTATATGTTTCTTGCCTAAAATAATTTAACTTTTTTTCGCTTACTGGATTCGTAAAATCTGCGAAATTCTCAACCACCCCTTGTGATGTGGTATTATATGATATATCTGGCAATACTTCAAACTTTACACAAAAAGCAAGATAATCTTTTATATAACTATTTACTAAAGTTACATAACCTCCCCCCACACAAACATTATATAAATCTTCACCTAAAAACGGTTTAACATGATTCAGTTCTGCAATCTCAATAAAAGTAGATTTTATTAAGGCTGTATCTGTATTTGCATTTGTGAAAGCTCTACTAACTACTTCCGTTGCTGTTATCAGTGCCATTTCCGTTTGTATTTGTTTGTTTCTCTTCCATTAATTTTTTTAATCCTTCTTCATCTAATTCTGGTAGGTGGAATATTTTTCTACCTTCCTCTATAGATATATAATCTGTTGGGTTTATTGCCCCCAACAATGTTACTGGAGGTTTATTATGGAAGTGTAAATCACTTACATTATATTCCCTCTCGTTTTTTAATATTTTTTTAATCTGTTTCAAGAACATCTCTTGTGGCTCTTTTATAACAGTTGACATAATAATATCATATATTGTTAATATCTGCTGGTTATTACCTAAAGACCCTGCTACCTGGATTCCTGATAAAGCTGGATTCCAACGGTGTGCAGAAATAATATTATCATTTGTAATAGTCTGCAATTCCATGAACGAACCATCACTTGTATCATTAATTACATTAACTTTAGTGGCATCTCCATCTCCGTTTTTAGCAATAAAAAGTATTTTTGAATTATCCCCTTCTCCAGTTAATTTTGATACTGCATCATCTATAAAGTCTTGAGCCTCATCTTCACCCATATCTGCTGATAATTCTATTATTGCACTTGGCATAAAAGAATTTTTAAAACGGGTTAAATTATACTTCCCTATCTGATTCGCTATCTTAATATGGTCAAGTGCCGCAACATAATCTGGCATCCCATAATAATAATATGTACTTTCATAATCAGAAAAATGAATCATTGTTCTGTAAATGTTCCCGTTATCTTCTTTCTTAAAGTCTGGGTAAACAGGAACTTTCCTAATTTTTTCAGGAGTTCTCCTTGCGTGTTCCCAATCAGGATGTAAAAGTATAGACCTGCCATTTTTATGAATCCTTGCGGTAGTTCCATCTTGATGGAAAAAATTAAGATACCCCTTACCAACAACAACCTCTAAATAACCATTCCCTATTTTCCAATAATCTGAAAGCACTTTTCTTGCAACATCATCCATGGATTCACCAAAAGCATTAACATCTTGTAGAAATTCCCCTAATGATTCATCATTGGTTTTTAACCCCTCTCCAACAGTGAAAGTAACTTTAGTGCTTAGTATTGCCCTATGGGTTGATGCTGCCCTTGAAAGTTCAGAAAGTTCTTGTGGAAATAAATTATTTACACCAAAAGGAATCCAATCATCCCTTAATGTGTCTAGGGATTTTGATTCTTTTGGCGGTTCTGAAGAGACATCCTTAGAAAAAGAGTAACCTAGAATCTTAGGACTCGCCTTCCTCTGGTAAGTCTGATTCAGTTGTGTCTTCTTGTTCTTTTGGCTGCTCTTTTGGCTCATCTATTTTAACTTTTTTCTTTTTTGATTTCGGTTTTGGTTTTGGTTTTTCAATAACCTCTTCTTCTGCAAAACTAACATAAGGTTTGCCTAGAGCATATAGTTTACTTAAAACTTTTTGGCTTAAAACCGAATTAAAACCTACTGAAAAAGTATTTTTCTCCGATAATGTTACGGTATCATCATCATTGGAAACAAAATACTCTTGATTAAATTCATATTCCATAATTATTTTTTTTTTGCAAATATAAAAAAATTTAAAAGAAAGGGGGGGATTCCCCCCCTTTTTCTTAAAAAAAGTTAATATTTAATCTGATGTCCAAGCTAGAACTGTACCTGTAACGGGCTGAAATAAATCCACTATACTAGGAGTAGTTGGGTTTACATTAGCACTTGATACAGCTACAAGCACCTCATGTGGATATTCAGCGTGAACTCCTGCTAATTTAACAGCAGTTCCATTAGCATCCTGTAATCCAACACCTGTAGCCTGTTCTCCTGAAGAAAACTCTAAATATGCCTTATCTTCAAATACTTCATCATATCCCAACATAAAGAAATAAGTCTCTGGGTCGTTAGTATCACAGTCATCAGCATAAGATTCAACTAAAGCAAATAAACCACAAGACTCAGTTAATTCTCTAAGTCTAGCGTTGATTTCTTCAGTAATTTTTGGTATATAAAATTCTAATTCAACATTTACCAGTGTTGAACCGTTTTCTCTAGTTGCATTAGCATTGAAACCAGCAGTACCTCTATCAAACTCAAATTCGTACCATGTTGTAGAACCCCACTGAGTATATTCACCGTTTGCAGCTATTCCTGGTGTGCCAACTAATCCATCTTGTTCCATAAGCCAGATTCGTTTAAGCCCACCTCTTCGGTTTCTATCGCAACATATAATTGCGTGTCCTTGTGTTAAAGCCATTTTTTTTTATTTTTAAATTGTTATAAAAAATCTTCAGGGGGGGGTTAACCCCCCTCAAGACATATTAATTATTATGCAGTTTCAACACTCATAACGCACATATCTGGTTCTTTAACTTCAACTCCAAAAGAATAGTTCATTCTAAATCTATTCTCTTTACAGTCTCTGTTATACCACATATCCACATCTTGCACAGTGAAATCAGTTCCTACAGTAATGTTATCTTTTGCAGTCCATAAAGCAGCTTGAGTTTCTCCAACTGCATCAGGTGCTAAAGCATTAGTCATATTTGCCAAAGAAGCCCCGAAAGTTGTAATATCTGCATCCCAAGAAGGGTTAACTACTAACTCAATCCCATTGAAACTTAAATTACTAAACCCATGTTGTAAATCTGCATAAGCCTGTGTATGAGTACCAGCAGCTCTTAATTGTAGTTTATAGTTCTCAGCAAATGCTCTTGAACAGTAAATTACTTGGTCAGCAGCAGCCAACTCATTACTTCTAAGTGCTAACATAGCCTCTAATTGTGTAAGTGCGTTTGCCGAACCTGTTGCTCTATGTGTTGCTAAAGCAATAGTACCAGAACCTACATAGTTATCCAGTTTCTTCCAGATACCAGAACAAAGTGCTTGAGTTCCAGCACCATTAGTTGCATCTCCCCACCATAAAATAGTAGAGAAATCTCTCATTACCCCTTGCATTATTAAGGTAGATACAATCTCCATAAGCAAAGTGCCTGTTAGGTCATTTCTATTAATTCCTTGTTTAAGTAATTGAGATTTAACATGAGAAAATAAATTATGTGCTTGTTGTTTGTGTTCAACTTCTAAACGACATAGGCTTAAAACTATACTAGAGTTTACTGAACGAGTTGCTTCTTCTGCAAAACAATCTGTATTTATAGCTTTAGTAATATCTTTAAGGCTTGTATATCTGTCTAAAGTGATTGAAGCACCAGAAACATCTGTCATTACATCCATATATTTCAGGTGGTCATTTTCGTAAAACAATGGTTCTAGGAAATACTTTTGAGCATCTTCCTGCGACCAGGTTAAACTTGTGTTTATAATATTTGCCATTTTCTTTTATTTTTAATTTTTAGTAAAATAATTTCTCTTATCACCAGCAATATTATTAGCAATCATGTCCCAAATATCCTCAGATTTAGCGTCTGGGGTTGGATTAGGGTCTTTACTAGGAACAACATCACTTGGCATACCATCCATCTTTGCTTCTTTAACTTTATAACCTTCCAGTTCTTCTGTTAAAGTTGCTATGTATCCATCCTTGTCTGCGATTTTGTTATTAAGTTCTTTAACTGCCTTATTAGATTCTGTAATAGACCCTTCTAACGCTGTCATTTTTTCAATAACCTCATCATTGTCAAGAATTTTTACCTCTTTTATTTCATCTTTTTTGTTAAAAAGGTCAGAAATAAAAGTTTTCAAATTTTCAAATTCTTTTTCCATTTGATTTTCGTTTTTATTGTTATTAAATAAGTTGCTTACAAGAACCTTATTCTTGTAATCATATTTGTTGATGTCAAATTTAGCTGCTAATTTTACTGGCTCTTCAATTTTATTGATGAACCCAGCATCCAAAGCCTCTCCACTATCAAACCAAGTTTCGTTATCCATCCAAGAACGGATTTCTTCTTCTGATTTTCCTGTTTTTGACACATATATATTGACAAGCCTATTACTCATTTTATCCATGAGGTCAGCAGCTTTGCGTAAATCACCAGATTCTCCTACTTCCCCTCCCCAAATATTGTGTATCATATATAATGAATTTTCAGACATTACAACCTCATCAGCAGCAAGTGCAATAGCACTTGAAATAGATGCGGCAATACCTTCTACCCTGGAAGTTACTTTTTGTGGCAATCTGTTTACAGCATCATAGATAGCCAAACCATCTACAACAGAACCACCTGGAGAGTTAATTCTTAAAAGAACTGATGTGTTATTGGGGATTTCTTTTATATCTTCAATGAAACTCTTAGCATTTACCCCGTACAAACCAATTTCATCATAAATCATTACCTCAGTCTCTTGACTTTCGGCAACATTACTTATAGTGTACCAATTCATAGTCGCAATATAAGTGATTTAAAACGAGAGTGTTTGGAAACTTATGGAATAAACTTAGAAATAAAAGAAATATTTTAAATTTTAGCCAAAATAATTTGGATATTAAAAAAAAAGGTTGTTATATGGGTGTTCATTAAAAACAAAACCTATGGATTTTACAACAGAAATTTCAGGCTGGGATGTTATGGTTCACAATATATCGGATAAAGAAACGGAAACTGAATCAGTCTTTACTGTTAAGTGGCAGCTTTACACTGAAATGAGAGAGTGGGGGGTTAAGGAGGTTGGTGTGTTTGCCACTGAAGTAACTGGAGAAATAGAAGTTCTTTATACAGGAATAGCTGGATTTTCAATGGCTGAACTCGGTAAAGAGGAAGTGGTTAAAACAGAAAAAATAACATCTGATGAAAATGGGTGGGAGTTAGAAACAAATACAGATAATATTGAGTGGGGCAATACAATTAAACCTCAAGATTTAGAGATTGACTTTAAATCAAAAACAATAACAGTAATATTTTAAATTATGAATTTAGATGAATACAAATTAAGCAACCCTATTGATGATGGGCATGGAACAAGTATGGTAAGTAATTGTTGTGGTGCGGATATTGTTGAGGGAGACAGAAGTAATTGTTGTGGGGCAAAATTTTGGGCAGGAGATATTTGTGGTGATTGTAAAGAACACGCTGATGTAGATGAAATGTGTTGTGGGGAGTGTGGAGATACTTGTGATGAAATTGAGGATTATGAATATGAAGAACAACAAAGAGAAAGTGCAGAAGAAATGGCAAGAGATGGAGAGAGAGATGAAAATTAATAACCAAAAATAAATATAATGGGAAAAATGAAAGAAGTATTTTTAAAACATCAACAAGAACAAGAAGACACCATTGAGAGGTATTACAACGAATTATATAAAGCTGGTCATGCCATGGGTGTTGAGGAAGTAAGTATTAAAGAAATTATTAACCATAAAACCAAAAAAAATGGAAGCAACAAGAAAAGACACGCTTAGAAGATTATTTACAGAGAACAACTTAGTTAAAGAAGATGTTTTTAAACATCCAACACAGGGCTGGACAATAATAAAAAGAACTGGGGTGGATAAAATTCAGGCTAAAAATAATATTCATATCAAATATGAAATACAAAATTTAGCAGAAGACCATAGCTATTGTCTTTTAAAGGCAACAGGTAAAATGGGAGATAAGTATATTGAAAGTTATGGGGAGTGTTCTCCTAAGAATAACAAAAATAGCTATCCAGTTAGTATCGCTGAAAAAAGGGCTATGAGTAGGATTGTTCTCAAACTAGCTGGTTTCTATGAATTAGGTATATATGCCGAGGAAGAAAGTGAGGATTTTAAACAACCTAAACAATGAAAGATTGGATAGATGAGGTTTTAGATGATGAAGACTGTTCTTTAACACAAATGGGTATCATAGAGGGTTTGTTGGTAACCTCAGCAGCAAACTGCCTCTATAGAAATATTAATTTTAACGAACTAACATATAAAGAAGCAAATGAAATTATTAGAGAACTTAGAAAAAACAACAGACCAACAGACCCAAAACATCAATATGAGCAAATGCGTAGAAACGGAATGTTTGGAGAAAGCAACTAATTATAGGGAAGTTACAAGAATTGCAGGACAAATGGCTAATGTAGATATGCCAAATAATAGTGATTATATCCCCATGGAAAATTTTATTATTTTCTTAGCAAAGATACCTTTAAAATTATGGGCGGAAACCCCAGTCTTTTATTATAAAAATAATACTTGGGATGCCCTTGGGTTTCTAGGAGAAAGGACACATAGTACAACATTAAGAACGAAATATTTAGAATTATGTTTCAGAAAGGTTGGGTTAAAAATAACTGAGGTATTAGATAATGAGCATTATTTATTTACAAACCTTAAAAACAATAAAGAAAGATTTTTAGCTGCCCTGCATTATGTTGAAGATAATATTACTGAAAAAGAAATGACTCAACTATATAATACATCAAGGGTTTTATGTGATGAAGAGAATTATCTTAGATAAAAACGACTTAAAAAATTAATTATGAGAGAAAGGGAAAGAATAAAAAACCGAGATAATATTAACAAAATAATAAATGGGGTTAATATTACAGAGGCAAGGCATGAAAGGCTTAAAAGGATTTTAAAAGATGAGTTTGGTGTTTCTTGGAGAAATCTAACAAGTAAAAAAAGAAATTTTCAAATTGTTGCAGCAAGAAGAAATTATTTTTATATAATGAGGTATATTTTTCTCTATACATTAGACGATTTAGGGAGTTTAACAAATAATCATCACGCTACTGTTATTCATAATCTCAAAGTACACGACCTCTACATGGAGTTATATAGTGAATATAAAGAGAGATATGATAGGATAAAAAGAATAGTGTTAGAAGCAGAAAGTGAAAAAGAAATTAAAGAAAGAATTGTTTTTTTAGAAGAACAAAAATCAATTATTCAACGAAAGGTAGATGAGTTGTCAATAAGAAAAAAAAGAATTAACCAAATATTAACCAATAAATAAATAAAAATGTCAGAAGAAAAAAAGTATGTAAACGGAATTATTATCAAAGAGAAAACATTTGATAATGGAGGAACTCAGCTAAAAATTAGCATTAAAAATGATGAGTTTATCTCAGAATTAAATGCCCTAGAAGACAGGGGTTGGTCTAACTTAATAGTTAGTCGGAGAAAAGAACCATCTGAAACTGGGATAACTCATTATGCAAAGGTTGACCCTTGGAAACCAGATGCTGCTAAAAAAGCACAACCTACAGCTAAGGTTAAAGATGAGGATGATTTACCGTTTTAACGGTTGGGGGAGATTTGGTTTTGACAAAGGGTAAGGCTTGTATGAGCCTCCTTTGGAAGTGGGTTCGACTCCCACCTCCTCCACTATGATGAAAAATAAACCCAACTACTATGCTATTTTACCTGCTGATGTTAGGTATTGTAAGGCATTAAAACCTATTGAGAGATTGATTTTTGCAGAGATAACTTGCTTGTGCAACCATAAAGGGTATTGCTGGGCGAATAATTATTATTTTGCTGAGTTATTCCAGATAAGTATTAGGAGTGCAAGTAGGTATATAAACCACCTTAAAGAGCTGGATTTCATAAAAGTAAGTGTGGTAAGAGATGCTTATAATAAGGTTGAAAAAAGGACTATTAAAATTGAAAACTACCCTATAGACAAAACTGTCTATGCCTCACGACAGAACTGTCCTCCCCCTATAGACAAAACTGTCCAGTATAATATTAAAAAGGAGAATATTAAAAAAGAAAAACTATTTGAGCAATTTTGGGAAAACTATGATAAAAAGAAATCAAGGAAACCTTGTTTGGATAAATTCTTAAAACTTACACTTGAACAATGTGAGGCCTGTGTTACTGCGGCAAAAAAATATGCAGAATCTACATCTGATTTTCAATTTAGAAAATATCCCCTTACTTGGTTAAATCAAGAATGTTGGAATGATGAGGTCTTCTCAAAAGATAATTCTAAAATCTCTGGTGGCAAATTAGATGGTATGGTTTTATGACATTTAATGAATATGGCATAACAATAAAAAGAAGTTCAGGACAAGTAAAAACAAAATGTCCAAAATGTTCACACGACAGGAAAAAGAAAGGAGACCCCTGTTTATCTGTAAATATAGATGAGGGGGTTTGGAATTGCCATAACTGTGGCTGGACAGGAGGATTAAAAAAAGAAAACGATTACATGGAAAAAACTTATGTTATCCCAAAATGTACTGATGTTAAGCCTGAATATTCTACAAAACTGTTGAAATGGTTTGAAAGTAGGGGAATCTCAAGGAAAACAGTTGAAAAGAACAGAATTGTAGAAGGGGTTGAGTATATGCCACAATTAAAGAAAGAGGTAACAACAATTCAGTTCAAATATTATAGAGATAGTAAATTAATTAATATAAAATATAGAGATGGTGCTAAAAACTTTAAATTAGTTAAAGATGCCGAGAGAATTATGTATGGTATTGATGATTTACTCGGCAAGAAAGAGGTTGTAATAGTTGAAGGAGAAATGGATAAATTAGCTTTTTACGAGGCAGGAATTAAAAATTGTGTTTCTGTCCCTAATGGTGCTAGTAATCTAAAAATGAAATACTTAAAAGATTTCCCAGAAAATTT